GCATTGCTTCCCCTTCATGTCCCCTCCTAAAGCCCCTATCAAGGTCATTCTGGAGAGGGAGGCTGCTGCTACCGTTGCCAAGGAAGAAGCTATCCAAAGCGAAACAGAAGCCTTTGCAGCCACCCTGAGAGGGGATGCCCGCAATGAGGCTCTGGATCAATACCAGCGCACGGCTCGCATGGTGAAATCCGCCACTATCACTGCGAATAATGCACTGGCAGCTGTCTCCAAGCTGAATCAGGTAGCAGCAGCATTGGCAGAGCTTGCCCCTCGATTGGCTGATCGGGTTAGAGAGGCAGTGCAGCAAGATGAGCTTGATCCGGCTCAGGCACTGGCAGCTCTTGAGAAGATCAGCAACTTCGCTCAGAAGATCACAGCCACCTCTAATGCAGCCACTTCGCAGGGAGCCAAGGCAGTTGAGGTGGAGCGGCTGATGAAGGGCGACGCCACCTCGATCATTGGGGTGAAGGAGACCTTGGCAGAGCCGGTGAGCGCCGAGGAGGCTAAGAGGCTGGCAGCAGAGCTGGCAGAGGCTGCGAATGAGGCAGAGGCCGCAACAGGGCAGCAGCCTAACTTGCAGGTGCTTTCGGGTGGGGCACAGGAAGCGCAGAGCGCATGAGTGCGCGTCCAGGGTTTGTTGTAGACAAGGGAGCGCAGACGGCCGCGCAGGTGAAGCAGCAGCTGGCCCTGTACGCTCGGACGAATGGAGCGGCGTTCAACGCCTATGTGCTGAAGGATGAGCAGACGGGCACGCCAGTTCGTATGGCCCCTATGCATCGAGAGTGGCATCGGCTTGTTGAGCAGCACTCTCGGTTAAACATCATCAGCCACGTTGAGTCAGCCAAATCGCAGAACCTCTCAGTGGGAAGGGTTTTGTACGAATTGGGGCGCAACCCCAACACTCGTTGCGTGATCGTGTCCAACACCATTGGGCAGGCTCAGAAGTTGGTGAAGTCCATTGCCGGCTACCTGGAGCGGTCCAACGAGGTCAGGGAGGTATTCCCTGACCTCAAGCCGGCAGCTAATGGTCCTTGGACGCTTTCGCAGTTGGCGGTGGAGCGCAAGGGGCACCCGAAAGACCCCTCAGTGCAGGCCACAGGCGTGCATGGCTCCATCGTTGGTGCGCGTATCGACCTGCTGATCCTTGACGACGTGCTGGACTACGAGAACGCCAGAACGCCTAGTCGTCGAGATGACCTGTGGGATTGGGTACACAGCACGCTGTTCGGACGTTTGACTGAGAATGCCCGAGTGATCTCGGTGGGAAACGCTTATCACCGAGATGACCTACTGCACCGCCTTGAGCAGAACCCCATCTGGCACACGGTTCGATTCCCGGTGGTGGATGACGAGGGCACCCTCTCTTGGCCAGAGCGGTGGCCTCTTAGCCGCATCACACAGAAGCGAGAGGAGCTTGGCCCTCTTGAGTTTGCACGGCAGATGCTCTGCAAGGCTAGGGATGACGCCGAGAGCCGCTTCAAGCGGGAGTGGATTGATCTATGCCTCCAACGAGGCAATGGGCGCACCCTCCAGCACGCTATTGCCACCATTCCTCCCGGTTGCTCTGTGTATACGGGAGTCGACTTGGCAGTTCAGCAGCACTCTAGCGCCGACTTGACCGCCTTCACGACCATCATGGTCTACCCCAATGGCGACCGAGAGCTGATCAACATTGAGTCAGGGCGCATGGTTGGTCCTGAGATCGTGCAGCGGGTTCAGCAACTCCACCATCGGTATCAAGGCATCTTCTTCGTGGAGAATAACTCCTCGCAGGAATTCATCCTTCAATTCATTCGATCCAGCTCTGCCATTCCTGTTCGGCCGTTCACGACAGGGAAAAACAAGGCGCATCCCGAGTTCGGGGTGGAGGGGTTGGCGGCTGAGATGGCGAATGGGAAGTGGATCATTCCCAACAGAGATGGGCGAATGCACTCCGAGGTGGAGGCATTGGTCAATGAGATGCTGTACTATGACCCTAAATCGCACACGGGCGATAGGTTGATGAGTTTGTACTTTGCTCGAGAGGCTGCACGGCAGGGCAACATCAGGGCTGAAACGGGCTATCTGCCCACACTGCGGCGATAGGATAGAATCAGAATGGCACGCCGCAGCAAGCTACCAGAACAGGAGTTGCCAAAGGCTACAGGTCCGTTCCGTTACCCATGTGATCGGTGTGGGGAGCGGGAGGCGTGTAGGTGGGGGGTGGCAACTGTGGTGTCTGGGGAGCGGGGTGGACGGATTAGGAATGTTGGTCTATGCGACCCCTGTGCCGCCTGTTGTGCGGCCCCTGGAGCGATGCGTTCCTCGATGGGAGGAGTTGAGCATAGCTTTGGGGGGTCAGGGAGACGCGGATGACGACTGATGAATTGGTGACGGCACTTGAGCATGACTTGGCACGCAAGGGAATGCCGACACCGGCTGAGAAGCCTGTGGTATTGGCACGGTATTGCCTGCAGAATGCTGCCGTGGCTGCCCGAGGTGCTGAATGTGCTTTGGTGGCTTGTAAGCCGCCTGCGGTAGCAGAGGCAAAGAAGACGGCAGAGTTGGCAATTCAAAGCCTAGAGCAAGCCTTGGTGCTGTTGGCCATGATGGAGGCTACGGATGAGTAGCGGTACGCGGTTTGAGCCCTATGCAGCCAAGCAGCTGCAGTCGGGGCTGGCTCCTGACGTGATGGGCAAGGTGGCGCGACTGGGGCTGAGTCCTCGGCAGCAGGAACTGAATAGGCTCTGGGCTGCGTATCGAGGGGCGCAGTACAACTCCCGCAAGATTGATTGGGACGGCACTGAGCGGGCGCAGGGCATTGATGCGGAGGCTATTGCCTCTGCCGGCTATCTACCCCCCGGCTATTACGATGCGGGAGCCACCTTTCCGGTGAAGTTCCGGCGACCCAGCCTGCCCTATCATCTGCGGCGGGTGATTGTGGATCGGTTCACGGGCTTGCTGTTCTCTGATCGCAAGCATCCGGTCATTCGGGTGGAGGGCGACAGCATCAGCGAGGACTACATCCGCACGCTGGCAGAGGTGAGTCGGCTGTGGCCTGCCATGATCATGACGCGGACCTATGGCGGGGCCATGGGCAGCACGGCCACGGGGTTTCAGTTCGTGGACGGCAAGCCGGTGGTGGAGGTGCATGACCCCCGCTGGTGCATTCCGACCTTTGAGGATCGGCACGCTTTGAAGCTGGCATCGCTTGAGAAGCGGTACATGTTTCCGGTTGATGAGCGCGACCCTGAGACGGGGGAGTGGATTCAGCGTCCCTATTGGTACAGGCGGATCATTGATCAGGAGCGAGACATTCTGTTCAAGGCGATTCCTGTGTCGGATGAAGTGCCTGATTGGGAGGTCGAGCGCGAGGTAGTTCACGGCTTTGGGTTCTGCCCGGTGGTGTGGTCGCAGAATCTTCCGGTGCAGGATGATGTGGACGGCGACCCTGACTGCATTGGCATCGACGAGATCTGCGAGCAGATCGACGCACTGCTCTCTCAGGCCAATCAAGGCATTCTGGCGAGCTGTGATCCCACTCTGCGGATCATTACGGATGCGGAGCTGGACAGCGTGCGCAAGGGCAGCAAGAACGCCCTGAAGCTGCCGCAGGGGTCTAGCGCCGACTACATGGAGATCAGCGGGCACGGGCTGAAGGCGGCTCTCGAGATGGCCATGCAGCTGCGATCCATGGCGCTTGAGGTGGCTCAGTGCGTGTTGGATCAGCCCGGGCACTCAGGACAGAGGCAGGGGCAGAGGACGGCCACCGAGGTGGATCGGGTCTATGCCTCGATGATTGCCAAGGCTGACGTGCTGCGGGAACAGTACGGTGAGCGATGCGTAAAACCGCTATTGGAGATGATGGTCAAGGCGGTTCGTCAGCTTGAGAAGCCCCGAGCGGTTGAGGGGGGCATCATTCGGCAGGTCATCAAGCTGCCCCAGAAGATCGTGACCAAGGACGATCTGAGCGTGGAGCGAGTGGATCGCCGGCTGGTGGCTGATGGCGATGTGATGATCAACCTCAACTGGGGTCCGTACTTCGACCCGTCGATTGATGACGCCCTCAAGGCAGTGCAAGCGGCGACCACAGCCAAGGTGGGCGGGTTGATTGATCATGACCATGCGGTTGGCTTTGTGGCCCCGTACTTCTTGGTGGAAGACGCCCGAGGAATGGCCCGCAAGATTCAGCAGGAACATGCAGCCACTCAAGACCTAATGGATGACAAGCTGATGTCTGGGCTGGGCAATCAGCAGAGCTGGGCTGATAGGGGCCGAATGAACAAGGCCGAGGCGGCTGGGGATATGGTGCCCCCGCTGCCAGATGCGCCCGAGTCTGAGTGATGTTGATTGCAGTCGACTTTGATGGGGTGGTGGTGTCAGTAAAAGGCAGGTCTTTTTCTGACACCGCCTCGCCCTTAAACCTCATTCCTGGAGCCAAAGAGGGGCTGTTGGCACTCAAGAAGGCAGGACACACCCTGCTGCTCTACAGCGCGAGGTCTAACAGGTCGCTCTTGTTTACGTCTGAGTGGGACCCGTTGGTGCGCGCAGGGGTGCGCCGGCCGAATGAGCATGCGTGGTCACAGGGCCGCGAGATTCATTGGGCGCGGTATCACCAGATGTTGAACTTTTGTGCTACCGAGTTGGCAGGCGTGTTTGATGCGATAGATGACGGTCTACAGGGAAAGCCGATGGCAGACCTGTTTATTGACGATAGGGCGCTGTCCATGGATGTGGGCTGGCCGCATATCGCGCTTCTGTATGGTGCCCCTACCGATGGGGCATAGGAGTCCGCATGAGCAATGAAATCAAGCCTAGCCCTCTGGTGACGCCTGTTGAGGCTGCATCCGCCCCCAAGCGGGATATTCTGCACCGCCAGAAGTTCATGGGCGGAAAGATGACTCCGCAGGAAGCGCATCGGAAGTGGGGTATTGGCCGCAAGTGCAATGGCTGCAATGCCCCTGGTGCCTGCCGTATCAAGGTGTTCATGCCTGTGGATGAGGCCATGAAGCGGGCACCCAACCTTCTGGCTGCCATCATGGCCACCAACCCGGACGAGTCGGGCAAGCTGCCTGTGGTGCGCTTCAAGGAGTCCTCTGGCGACAAGATCGGCAAGGACTACATCAAGGCCAGCGATACGGTCTGGTGCGACAACTGCAAGGTCGAGGCCCGCATTGAGGCCGCTCGCAGCGCCCCCAGCTGGGCCGTGGTCGAGATTGATGATGGCAAGAAGGACGCCATCCAGGTCGGATACGGAGACTAAGCCATGGGAGAGCAGGCTGCCCGCTACATGAGCTTCCGTCGCAAGCCTCAGAAAACTGAGCCTGCGGGTGAA